CACTTGAACTTATATTACCTGAAGAAGTTATATGTTTTGCACCAACTATGTTATTACCATCTAAATTAAAATCTTGAGTAGCTGTATGGTTTCCTAAATTGTCTCCTCCTGCTACTGCCCCCGCTAATGAAGCGCTAACATTTGCAAATCCAGCAATTGATAACGTTCCTTTAAAGTCAGCATCATTAGCTACTATATTTCCACTTGCACTTATGTTTCCAGATGATGTTACAGAACCTGAAAAATTTAATAAAGATTTTACATCATTACCTGAACCAGAACCATAAAAAACTAGACCACTATCTATATTGATAGCTACCTCTCCTTGTGTTAAAGAAGTGGGGACTGCTGATCCTGTTCCTGTTTTTAATTGTATTATACTAGCCATATGATATAAATATATCTTTTAAAAAGTCCCCCCATTTATTGTTCCATTAATACTACTTACAGTTAAATTTCCACTTGCGCTTATACTACCCGTAAAAGTATGATTATCATCTACTGTATCTCCAAAAACTGTTGATCCTGAAGATATGTTGATTATACTTTCACTTACTATATATGTTTGAGCAATAAGAGAACCTGAAATTATTACATTATTGCCATTAAAAGATATTGGAAGTAAACTACCTGTTCCGTTGGCTAGACTAGTTCCGTCTGTTTGGACTACTTTTTGAAAAGTGTCCTCTATATTTTGTCCTGTTAAGTCGTTTAACGCCATTTATAACCATTTTTATTTCTTTTTTTCAAGAACTTTTAATATTCCCCCTATTATTTTATTCGCATCTTCTACGGGATTTTCTTGTAAATATGTTGCTACTACATTGTTTAATGCATTACGCTTGTAGAAAATATTATCTACGTTTATATCTTCTTTTATTAAAAGTTTAAATAAGTTCATAACGTGTTCTTTTTCAGTAACTGTTGGTTTTTCTTCTTTTACTTTCACGTTTACTTTAGTTTCTACAATAGGTTTTTTAGTAGTTTGTGTTTTAACTTCAACAGTTACTTTTTTACTTGCATCTACTTCAAAATCACTTTCCCATGGTGTAAAAAATGTATCTTCAGCTATAACTTCTAAACGAATATTACCTTTAGTATCTTCGTCTATAAGACCCTTTAATTTTTTAATAGGAATTTCACATTTACCTCCTTTAGATATACTTCCATTAAATAATAATGAATATTCAGGAGTTTCTATTATTAATCTTGCTTTTGACTTTTTTAAACTTGCTCCTTGTAGTGATATACTACATTCGAAAAGTTCATTTTTGTCTGTAAATAATTTGTACATGTTATGGTTTATATATAAATATTAAATAGATATGCCCTCAGCGATCATTTTCACGCCTAATACTTCTTTTACTACTATTTTAATGTCTTTAGCTGTAATTTTATATTGTTTAATTTCTTTTTGTTTAGATTCTGTTATTGTGTTACCATGAACTTTTAAGACTAATTTTACTAATTTCTTTTTATCTTTTTGTTCCCATGTGTTCCAATCTTCTCCTGCTGCTCTTCTTGCTAATTTAACATCATCCCATGTAAATGTATTTGAGTCTAATGAAAATTTAGCTTGATCCCATGTAATTTCTCCTGCCATATATTAATGTTTAAAATTTTCCTCCATTTATTGTTCCTATCTCTAGAGATTGGCCAATTATAGTTCCACTTGAACTTATATTACCTGAAGCTGTTATAGATCCATTAAATGTTTGAGAATCTGAGGCTGCGTCCCCAAATATATTTGATCCTTCTGAAAGTACTATAGAAGAAGTTACTATTGATGATGTAATACTAGTAACATTTAAACTTGTTGCTTGAATATCACCTGTTACTATTATGGATCCTGTTAATTGATGAGTACCACTACCATCTAATACCATTACTTGGGCTGCTCCTCCTGTTTGACTTGCAAGACCAAAAACTAAATCTGATGATACACCAGTATCACCTACTGTATTTACTACTGCCTTAATATTTGCTTGTTCTCCAGCTGTTCTTTTACCTAATGCCTCTGCAGATCCTGATTCTGTTACCCATCTAATAGATCCTATTGTGTCTCCAACTGCAGGAGGGGCAAGAAAACCACTTGCTTCTGCTAATTGAAGGATACGATTTTGTTCTTTAACAGAAAAATTATTAAAAGCTTCAACTGCTGCAGCGTCATTTTCATAAGTTGCACTGGCACTATTATCAAATTCTTCTAATAATGCTTTTGTTATTGTAACACCTCTAGAATAATTTAAAATAAATTCACTACCTGTAGTTGCTGTTGATGCTGTTTTGTCAAAACTTTCAATATTACCTTCTGAGTTTATTCTTAAACCTTTTCGTTCTTGTGTTCTTTGAACTTGAAATTCATTTGCTCTAATGTCTACATCTGTTGTAGGGTCTACTGTATTTATTCCTACTCGACCTGAACTTGATAAATATAATTTTGCTTCTCCTGAACCTGTTACTATTCCACTTTTTTTATCATTTGGGTCTAAAGTTAATCCTATTGAAGATGATCTTGGAATTGGAAATCCTTCAAAAAATACTTGATTTAGAAATCCCGAACCTGTTTGAATTAAATTATGAGCAAATGCATGACTTCCACTTCCTCCTCCTACCATAAGAGAAGTACCTACTTGCATGCCATCTACTTGAACTTCTGTTCCTGAAAAATCTGGAGTAGCTACAGATCCACTATTTAAACTAGTAATAGTAAAGAAACCTGAAGAACTTAATAAATAATCATTAGGTAATGTGTAAGTTGGGGCACTTCTAATTCTAAAAGAACTACCAATAGTCATATTTTCTCCTAAAGAAGATGATATTTTAAAAGTACTACCATCATCTATTAAAGCAGCTTTAAATGTTTTATTATGCCCTACAGAGGCAGTTAATGCTCTTACTGTTTTATATGCTACCGCAAAAGAATCATCATCGTTTAATAAAGGTATGTCTACAAAAATTGTATTTGTTCCTATTCCTCCTAATAAATGATCTATTGTTGAATCTGAAGAAGAAACAATTCTATCTGTTGGAAGTTCTTGACCTGAGTAATATCTTAATATTAACTTAGTATCATTTTGTGGGTTTTCTCTATCTGAACTACCACTAGTTATAGTAATAGTAGCATTAGCATTTACAGAAGTTAATTTTGTTAATCTATTATTAAAATTAGCAGAACATGTTATTGCTATAATTTGGTTTGATGAAGCAGATATAGCTGTTGATGAATCAGCTAAAGCTCCAGATCTAAATAAATAAGCGCTACCTGATATTACTTGATATTTGTCATATTTTAACCCGTAATCAGCCATATTGTGGGGTTATTATAATATTACAAAATTTAAAATAGCTGTACCTGAAAACTCACTAGTTGATAAATTACTTATTTTAAATTTAAAAGCACCATTACTTATTTTATAGGCTCTTACTGTTAGCTCTGCATCTTGTACCGATGCTAATACTACAGAATTAATTTTACATGAACTATTGTTTACAGAAAATTCTACTGATTTTGATTCTATACCAGTATCACCTGTACCACTAATCGCAGGAATACCTGCTATTTGTATAGTAGAATTAAAAGTATTAAATGTTAGAGGAGTTCCTTCTTCATAAGTAACACTTGTTGCTACTGTTTTTGTTAATGAAACTGAATCAAAAGTAACAGCAGAAGTTGTTGTAACATTTTGATTCATATCGTACAATTCATTAGCACCTTGTCCTGTGTTGACTGTAGCAAATACAACTGCATCTGTAGTTCTAACATTTTGGTTCATTAAATGAACTTCAGTAGCTCCTTGACCTGCGTTTACATTAGCAAAGGTTCCTGTTCCTGTAGATGTAACTCCTCCTATAAATCCACTAGTTGCAGTAATAGTTCCACTTGCTGTTATATTACCTCCTAATAAATTTATTTCTGATCCTCCTACTATTAAACCTGAACAAGAAATATGCCCACTTGCACTAATAATACTTGCTGTTACTGATGATTGAAATGTTGTTTGATCTTTAACTGTTATAAGACTACTAGTACTTGATATATGACTAAATGAACCTGATAATCCTGCTATTTTTCCACCTGCACTTACGTCACCTGATGAGCTTATTGCGCTTGCACTTACATATCCTATAGCTTGTATATTTCCTGAAGATGATATATAAGTAGAGGCATCTAATTTAGAAGCACTTATAGTACCTGTTATTATTTGGGTTCCTGTTTCAGATAAATTTAAATTAGAATCAATAAGATCTCCATATTGTGATTGATTTGGTACATCTCCTGTTTCGAAGTATCCTTTTAATGTTGTTTTATTTTGTTTTGCCATTTTATGCTATTTGATTTGATTCTCCTAATATTTGGTAACCTACTCCGGTTCCTATTTGATTTATGTTTGTTGTTACAGGTGCTCCCCTAACTTGTTCTCTTGTTAATGGTTGTCCTGTTGGTTCTACTATAAGTTCACTATTAAATACTACCCTAGATTTACTAAAGAATTTCTGTGGTTTTTTAGCTAAATCTTTATTTAAACTATCTGGTATTAAATATCCTTGAATAGTTAAACCAAAATTAGTTTTAACAACTCTATTTTCTCCTTGTGCAACTTCTGTTGTATTACTATAAGTATCTATTTTTGCATTAAACTTAAATGTTTCTTTATCTCCCCAATATGAATCTGATGAATAATTTATCATTTCAATTAATTTATTCATTTGAGCTATATAATCTGTCCATATAATACAAGAATATTGTAATGTAACATAATCAGGAATTACAACAGTATGGAATTCCTTTTGAGGAATTATATTTTGTAATACATTAAAATTATCATATTGGTTTCTTTTACTATATTTTTCTTGAAAAGTATAATATAATTGAGGACTATTAGCGTCTAATTTATTACCTAAATCTCTTCTTTTTTCAACACTATCTCTTTTAAACATTATGATAGGTGTTTGAAGTTTACCTTCTTTATCTCTAAAATATCCATCTTTTTGAACTCCTTTCCATCTTTCAGGAGAACCATATATTATGGGTACATTTGTTCTATTTCCATTTATTATAACAGATGGTTTAATAACATTATTAAAATAATACATTATTGCTTCATCATGGTCTTGCAAACCAATTGAAACATCTTGTACATTATCATCTTTACGAGTTGTTATTCTACCTTTATTTATACTTGATCTATTATCTGGATTAGGAAATTCCTTAACAGGAAATCCTTCAGCAAATCCTGAAGAAAGATTATCTCTTAACCTATCATATCCACTTGATGGAATTGGTCTTCTAGGGTCTATTCTTTTTCTGTCTGCCATTTTATAATCTTCCTATTTCATTTGCCTTCCCACCATCTAATTTGGTAGTAGTTGGATATTTTCCTGCTCTAAGAGGTATTAAATTTAATTTTTCTACTCTTGAAATATGAGTATTAATTAAGATTGAAAAACTATCACCATGATCTGTTGTTTCTGTTGATATAGCATAATCAGGATCTCTACCCATTATAAGTTGATTTTCTATTTTTCCATCTACTTCATAAAAATTATTTCTAAAAAGTAATATATCTCCTATATTAGGTATTAAATTTATACTTTTTAATTCGTTTTTTAAAAATTTAAAACCAACGCTTTGATTCACGTCAGAGCCAAAGTCATCAGACGACCATGATTGATCTAGTCTATCGATTAAACACGCGATTTTCACGGGTTCATAGTAATTTTTACCCATAGCTTCACCATAAACATTTGCTATTGTTTGTTCTAAAGCAAATTTATAATAAGCAACTTCTGTTTGTATAATATCTTTTAAAAGCTCATTATTTATTGTGTGGAACAAATTTATGTCTCTATTTTTTCCAAATAATGCCATTATAATCTTCTTAAAGTTTCTGGTTTATATTTAAAAGATTTAACACCTGGTACTCTTAAATCTGTTTTAGACATATCAGATGTTTCTACATCTTGTTTTATTTTTTCTAAATCTTTACTTGCATCTCCCCTTGTTATAAATTTAATTGATACTAAAGTAAATTCAACGTTTGGTTTTTGTATATAATCTTCAGGAGTAATATTTCTTACAATGGTTATTTTTCTTATAGCTCTAATTTGATCTAATACATCTGTAATGTTAAAACTATTATCTGTTAACATATAAGCTTCTACTTGATATGTGTTAAGCATTTCTGATAGTATGTTAGTTAGTTTGATCATTAACCTATATAAATAAACATTGGATCATTAGCTGCTCCTGCTCTTTTATTGTCTTTTTCTTTAGTTTCTCTTTCTAATACTTTTTCTTTACTAGTCATTTCTAAATCAGTTCTTAATTTTTCTACTAAATCTGCTTTTTCAGCTACTGCTTCTGATAATAATCTAGAATGGTCTAAAGTTGTTTCTGCTCCTGGGATAGGTACTGTTTGGTATTTACCTCTAACACTTCCTAACATTTCTTTAGCTAAAGCTAATGTGTATTTTCTGATCCATTGTTTACCTGGTTCATTTATAAAAGAATAAACAGGTGCTTTATAGGGAGCATTAGATAAATCTGTTATTAAATCTGTTGGTTTAGAA